TCTGTCGGAACCTGTTTTGGGGGGTTTGGGCAGCATAGGAATCTCTTAACTCGTTGATACCACGCACTATTGACCCTATCTTGCGTAAGTACCCTATAATCAACGACCCTGCTTGCGTAAGTCGCACTTGTGCCTTGTGTAAAAACTTGCGTAAGTGGCATATCGCTTTTGTCATAGCTCCCCCCCTGCCTCCCTATAAGCCTCAACGATAGGGCGGGCTTCCTCAAGGAACTGGGTACGCTGGGCGGGTGTCCATTGGCTAGGGGTCTTGCGGGCAAGCCATTGGCGGGCTTTGATTATGTAGCTATGCCACGCTTGCTCGGCCTTTGGGTTCGAGGTCTCAATGGGGTCGGGTAGTAGCCCAGTCCATAAGGCTAACTGCTTGAGGCCACCGGGGGTAGGGGCTTGTAGGCTTGGCCTTGCCTTTGCTACACGCTCATACCGCCTAGCTTGCTCACCGTTTATTTGGGCATACTCTTGGATGGCTTCTAGGTCTAGCCCCTCCACCCTTGCTGATAGGAGCAGATCGCCAGCGTCTGCCGCCAGCCCTATCGCCTCCCCCATCTGTTGTATGGCATTTTCCTTGGCCTTTTCTAACTGCTTGACTGTCTTTTGTAGCTCCATTCCGATCTGTTTTTCGCTCATTTTGGGATGTCCTTTTGGTTATGCGTAAGCCTCGGCCAACTCCTCGGCCTCGACCTCTGCGGGTGGTTCTATCTCTCGAAATCTATGCTGGGCAAAGCCTCGCTCCGGGTAGGGCGGGACAGATGAACAGGGGTTCTCTAGCCCCTCTAAATAGACCACCACCTCCCCTGCCTCTCCGTTCAAGCCTACCCCTATGCCTATGCCCCTTATTGTGTACTGCCTATCCTTGGTGGGAAGGGCGTTGTAAAAGGCTAGGATGTCGGGTGGAAATCTGTCGTCCACGCACACCACTTTTGACCCAGTTGTCACCGTTTTTTCCCTCGCTTTTTTATGCCTTTTTCCCACGCTTCCTTGTTCCATTTTGGGCATTCTTCACGCCTCTTTTTGTGAACTCTCAAGGCTCGTTCCTTGTAAATCTGCCTCACCCTTTCGCTCCGTTGGATGCGTAAAACTAGGCCAGTCCGTTGGCTCAACTCCGTAAGGCGAGCCGAAATGGCGGCTCTGGTATAAGGCTTGCCCGTGCTTGGGTTGATGTAACGCTTTGCGATTGAGGTTAGGCTGTCTGGGCTTCGGTTCGATGCTAGGGCTAGTAGTGCCTCGTCCAAGGTATCGTCCCGCCTATGCCTCAACATTTGGGAATCGCCTTCGTGCTTGATTGTCTGCTCCACAACCTCTGCCGTCAGCTTTGCAAGCTGGTCTAGGTCAATCGCTGGGTTCATCGCCTTCATCTGGGCGAGTCGCTCCTTCACACGATCTTCAAGGGTGTCGATATGGTCGGCCATATTTGGCGTGTAGGATGCCAAGATTGAGTCGGCTGGGTCTTGGCCTTGGTGGTGGTTCATTGGATTTCCACTAATGCTGTCCGTCCAACCCTTGCCAGTTCCCTCTTTGCTTGCCGTTCCGTGGCATAGAAAAGGTCTACAACTGGGAGCTTGGTCTTGCCCGATGCCTTCCGTGAGATTACTGCCGTCCCGGTGTCGTGAGCGTGGTATGCCTTGCCCTCAATCAGTAGGGTCGTTCCGTAGGGGATAATTTTGGGGTCTACGGCACAAGATTTGCCAGAGACCAACCGTTTTCCAGTAGAGCTTTTATAGCCAAACTCGTCCTCACCCAACCAGTATGCCGTGATGCGAGCCTTGATGGTTTTCTGCTTTGGGGTCTCGATCATTATGTTTGCCGCTTGGCTTGAGCATAAGAGCGTGATGGCTAGGATGATAATGGCTTTTTTCATCGTTAAGAAATGGAGACGCTCGCACAAATGGCGGTAGCGTCTTGAGGGTGATTCGTCCCCTTTAGTTCTTTTGCCTTCTGCGTTGTCAATCGGGGTCTTGAGCTTGTCGATCTGTGCCTCGATTGCCTTGGCCTCCATCTTGTTAATCTTCACGATTTACCTCCGTCCAATGGCATCGCTTGTTCGGCCTTTTGATCTTGCCCCTTCCCTCTAAATATCGTAGGTGGTACTGAATTGCTCCGTGGGTTTTCTTTAGCACCTCCGCAATCGTGCAAGTCGGAATCTCGTTGGTGATTAGTGTGAACACGGCATCTCGGAGCATATCAATGGTCGCTTGGTTGCGAGTCGTTGCGTAGAGCTTTTCCAGTTCCTTGCCGGGGTAGCGATCGGCAAGTATGCCGTTGGCCTTCGCCTCTGCGGTTACATAAGATTCGTTCATTGAGTTTTTAAGCTACTTTGAGTTTAGGTTGAGGCAAGGGGTGGTTTTGGGTTGTTCAACAAGACAAATAATATTGAGCTATGTTTTTGCCGCTACTGGTTTTGACTGTTCGCTTCTCGACCAAATGCCCAGCCTTCCGCAAATCACAAACTCGGCTCGCCAATCGGAAGCACTTGAACCAATCGAGTGCCTCCAAAGCCGTCAGTGTTCGCCCTGATTGCAAATGGGCTAGGATGCGAGCGTTCTGGTCGTGGCCTTCCGTCTTTTGTGGGTGCGTTGTCCTCATAAAAGGCAACTCAAACTGCTCTGTCTCAATCATAGCAATCATCTTGAGCCTCCTTTGGCCTTGCGAACGGCAAAGTTACGGCTCTTTGCGTTCATTATGGTTGTTCTATGAACGCCCCAAGCTCTTGCAAGCTCGCTCATCGACATACCGCTATCGAGTTGGTGCTTCCAGAGCGTCCATCGCTTCTTTACAGTCGAAAACTCACGATTTCGTCTCGCCCCACCCTTGCCATAGGTCGGAACAAGCTCTTTTGGGATGTCTAGGGGGGTAGTTACACCCATTACGAGCTTTTCAAGCCCTTGTGAGGCCAATTCTGCTCGATTTTGAGCCATTGTAGCGGTTAGTGTGCTTACCATTTGCTCAAACTCCCTTAATTTGTCCTCGCACATCTTCACCCGGTGGATTGTGGCGGCTAAAACCATATCTTGAGGGTAATTCACTTATGCAACCTCCACGCATAGAGCATTTTCAAATAAACGCCTATAAGTTGGTCGTTGTGCCTCTTTGTTTTGAAGCTCGTTCGAGGTAATTATAGTAAGTTTTTTATTTGAATATCTCTTCTCAACTAGCAAGTAAAGGTATTGAGATATGCTCTGCGTGTCTGGTTCTTTCCCTAGATCATCTATTAGAAGGACGGAATACCTTGAAAGCCTTTCTAGCTCTTTTTCTTTTCCGTCCCAAACTGGTTGAGATAATTTAATTCCAAGCTCAACGGCATTGATGGCTTCAACTGAATATCCCTTGAATAAAAGTTTTTCAATAAGCAAAAACGCCATCCGTGTTTTCTGCTTGCCAGTCTCTCCTTGAATCCAAAGGTTTTTCCCATCTTTAGGATTCCAAGACATCACCATATCAAGCCTTTTTTTATCTATTTTTTGAATATCTGTTTCCTTATAGAGAGGTGGGCATATTTTGTTCCATCGTTCTTTCCTTTCATTTAAAAGCCTATCAGCTTCTCGTTTCAGAATATAAGCATCCCAGTCTTGTATTTTCTCTCCATTATTTTCAGAGCCAACTAATTTCATAGCCTCATTTACTATTTCTGATGTTTTCATATTTTGACTTTCTCCATACCATCAAACTCTAAAGAGTTAATGCTAATGAGATCGCCTCCTTTCTTTTGGTTTTGGTTTCTGCGCTTACAATTTCTGGCACACGCTCTCCAATCCTTAACCGATGCTCTGCCTCCGACCTTCCATCCGTTGCTCTGGTAGTAATCAAAAGCCGACTCTGCGTCTGTCTGCCTCCATCCAATCTCTTTAGCAAAGGCAATCCATTCAGCCAGCGTGGGGCGTAAGCCCTCTCTCTCTTTCTTGTTATCTGTCTTACTATTATTGTTACTATTACTATTACTATTATTATATACAATAGATGGCTCATCTTTGGTACATAGATGGTTCATAGATGGTACATAGATGGACGATCTATGGTTCATCCTTCGTGCATAACCAGCCGATCTTTCCTCCATCTTTGCCAATCCAGAGGCAACTCCTCCGTGATAGATTGCCCCATCCTTTAGCTCATAAACCCCAGCAACCTCAAGCTCTTGCAGTAAAGGCTTGGCATCTTGCCCAACCATTCTGCTGATCTGTTCGGGGGTGGGTATATGTCCATTGATGGTTAGCTTGCCGCCAGCGTTGGCCTTATACATAAGGCAGAGCAAGTGAATCCATAGCCCCTTGGCCTCAAGGCTTACCAATGCCAGCTTTTCATTTGCCAGCCAGCGGTTAGGCTCGAAGGGAAACCAGAAGGAATCCCGCCTCATTTCTTGCCCTTTTCCATATCGATCTTTTGATACTTCTTTGCTCGCTCTAATAGCTCTTTAGTGATACGATGGCTATAATCTAAGTGGCTAATGATGTCTTTGTAGTTCTCCCTCTTGGCGTGGTCGAAGTCCTTAAATAAATCCTTCAGCCTTTTCGATACGATTGCGTGGAACTCGTCCACAAGTTTCAGTCTTTTAACGCTCATTTCTTTTTAATCCTTTCGATTATGTCTTTTCCCAAATCCCACAATGCTCCGCTGACGAATATAATTAGGAGATAGAGACTCAAACATCCCAAACCGATGACGAACAACTCCCACAAAAGTTTCACGATGGATAAAAGGAAACTTATCATTTGGGTGCTTTCGGCCAGCTTGCCCAAAGCCGAACATCATTTTCAGAATGCCCCCAGCTTCGAGACACAAACGAGCCATCAACGAACCTACCAACAGCAACCTCACCGCCAATATCCATAAGCACTTTTTCATCGTTCTTGGGTTTCTCCTCCATTGTTTTCCATTCAAGCATTGACCACTTGACCCTTGGAACATCTACATCAACGCTCATCCGATAGCCTCCGTAGGGCTACGACAACCTCGTTGAGTATGTCTTGGATAACTTGATCTTCAGTCCCATCGGCTAGTCTCTGGACAAGTTCGGCACACCGTTCCCTTTCAAGGACGGCGGCCTTACGCATCGCATCGTTGATGATGTCTTGTATTTGGTCAGAATGGGATTTCATCATTAGGATTTCCTTTCGCTATCGCATCTGCTTCTGCAAGAATCTCTGCGATGATTTCGTTTCTGATGATGTCGTTCTTGTAGGGCTTACCATCAGCACCGGGCTTGAGGTCTTGCTTGGATAACCACTCCAAATAATCCAAGCCTTTGTTCCCAAAGGCGGCGATCTGGCGAAGCGTTGAGCCTTTGTGCTTGCCAAACTTCAACTCCATATCTCTCGGCTCACCGCCATTAGTCTTAACCGCAACTCCGTTGAGCTTGGCCGTGATGTCGGCTAGGTCTGCCTTGCTAATCGAATCAGACTTAACCGTGTCTAGCTTAACTGGCTTGGGTGCTTGCTCATACTTGTCCGTGTTGATATCTTCAAAGCCACCGATGGGAATCTCCTCTGCCGGTGTCGTGCTCAACTTAGAATCTATCAGCACAACGATATGTGCGAATGCCGAACGACAAGCCCTGCTAATTGCTCTGGTCTGAACCATAGCCCTTTTTGCATAGGTCGGACGCTCAAACCACATCTTTTCGTCATCACCCAAGAACCCCTCGGCACTTGAGATTACTTGTCCGTTGTCCATCCTCTTGACCTCACCGATACAACGATAGCCATCTTCGAGACGCTCGACATCCCTTGCAGATGCCACGCATCCGTGAGCTACTGCGATTGCTTGCCAGCCTTCGACCCGGACATAATCCTTCTGGCCTATGCGTTGGCAAGTTTCCTTTACGATGGCTCGACAAGCCCCCGCCACATCAGTCGCTTGTCGGATATGGTTTGAGACTCCGTTGCCATTGTGTACTGCTAGTTGGTCATTCATTTGTTGGTTCTTTCTTGGTTTATTGTTTCTTCTGTCCGTCATCGAATACGCCGAAGCCTTCGGCATTTTCTTTTGCGGTTCGAGGTAAGCTCAAACACCTAAAGTCATTCCTCTGGTCGAATTCGGTATCTGGGATAGGCCCAAACACTCTTACTATCCATTCATCCGTAGTTTCATTTGGTAATTTTTTTTTGGCTGGTTCTTGATGCCAGAATGTAGGCATTTCTTCACTCATTTTTTTGTCCTTTCATTTATGGTTTTGATTATCGGGGAAAGCCATTTGGTGCTGATGTCGTGAGATGGCACTCGGAAAACTAGGATGCCCATCGAGGCGGCAAGATTGTATTTCTCCATATCGTTCAAGAACCCGGATGGATTCGTATGGCGACCACGCACCCAAATTCCCCCTTCCAATTCTACCGCTACGCCATCGATGTGGTAATAGTCGAATCTAAATCTTCTACTATCAGCAAACTTGTATTCTTTAAGTAGCCCCCACCCGCCAAGACTCTTCCATAGAATCTCGAACTTGGCTGATGGGGATAACTTCATTTTAGTTACGCCCCACCCAATTCTTGCTAGGCAGGACTAGCTCTGGTTGCTTGGGCTGGTTGCCCTCTGCCACGATCTTGTCCAAGCGATCAAGATCGGCGGCCACGGACAAATAGAATCTCCGTCTCTCGTAGTTCTGCTGGTCGATATGTTGGGCGATCATATAAAGCCCTCGCACAATCACCAGCCCCACAAAGATGATGAGGCCAAAGATCACCATCGAATCCTCTGTTTCTGCCAAGCGGGTGAGCAGTAGTTGGGGTTGGTGATGAAAGGATATTTGCCGTCATCAGTAGCCTTCATTACAAAGCCTTCCCAAATTACCTCGCCAGCTTTGTTGTTCTGGTAGTTCATCTCTTCCCATATCGAATTTATTTTGTGGTGGGCAAGCCGAACAAAGCGGAGAAGTTTATTCTGTGGCACATCGAAGGTCACGGCTTCGAGGTGTTCAATCTCCTTCATCCGTTCTGCGTAAGGCTTGGGGTTGGCAGGGTCGAAGGCATCCATCACTACGATTGTTCCTTTGCCAGTCTTGGTTCGCTGTCCCATAATTTCACAATCAACAAACCGAGACTTGATGCCAGCACCGAGGATTCGATCTGCCATTAGCTTGTGATTCGTTGCGAACTTGCCGTGACGATTGTAGCCTTGCTGGGTTTCTTGGTCGAACCAGCCCCGCCATCCGTTGAGCTTGCCCTCAATGGAGAAGCCGTCGGAGAACTCGCCGTGGCTCGCTGGCACGGCTGAACCTACTGGCCTTGCGGGTAGTGGGAAGGATGTCATTGTTTTTTTCTAGGGATTTCGTGGGGTTGTGGCAAGCCTTATTTTAGCAGTTGCTCAACTATGCAGAGGGTTACACCAGCCCCGACGATTAGCCCAACTATGTATGCGATTAGGATTTTGTTCATACGACAACCCTAACACACCTCCCCAACTCGTCTAGTCTTTTTTTATCCTATCTTAACGATTGTTTATAAGTCCCTATAAACAAGCTACTTACGAGGAGGCTTTGTGGGCAGAATTTTATAGATTTGTAACTGGCGAATGGATGGTTTTGTTTTTGTCGCAATTAGGAATGGGTGCTTCCGCATCTCTAGCTTTTTATTTTTCATCATATCCTTAATCAGTCTTGCGGTCGTGTTCGTTTTCAAGCCCCAGAGTTTTGCAATTTCTGGCCGAGTATAAAACCCCTCTGGGCGTGGTGGCGTGAAGCGATTGTGGATGTGTTCTTGTAGGAGTTTCTGCCAAGGATTTCGTGGGGATTTCATTAGAAGGATTTTATGTTTGTGGGTAGATAGAATTTGTTTCCTCGTTGTCTGGCTTGAAATACATCGTGCGTTTTATCTGGATAAATCATCCCATAAGCCCAGCCGTGTTGCCATCTTAATCTACGCAACTGGCCTCGGTTGTATTCGGGGGTTTTGTTGCAAAGGCATCCGATGTTGTACCCGGTGCGGGGGTCGATGGAAACGCTACGAAAATAATCAATGGCGTGAGTATGCCCAAAGATAACATCTCCATAAGCATCGCTATGTTGCTTTGCCGAGTGCATAGCGTGGCCGTAGCCGTGTGCGAATGAGAGCGTCCCGCACTTGTAGATACCAGCCACGGAATCATAGGGAAACATTCTTCCCCTTGTCTCTTTCATAATCGCCTCGATGTTTTCAATGCCATCGTTGGCGTAGTCCCTCGCTATTCCACTTCGAGAGTTGCGGCTCAAGTCATATATCCGTTCATCGTGGTTGCCCCGCAGAAAGATTCTTTCATCCCCGAACTTGAAGAACTCTCGAATGAAATCTTCCCCACAATCCCAATCTTTCTGAAGGCTGGATGCTTGCTCCTCATCCCCTGCCCCTTTGCGAATGGCGCGGAAGTCCCAGAGGTCTCCGATGCAAACGACTAGGTCTGGTTGGTATTCTTTCGTGAAAGCGAGTAGAGCCTTTACTGAGGGAGCATCTTGTTCATCGCCGTGAATGTCTCCACAAGCGACAAACTTAATTGGCTTCATAATGGGGGTTTAGATTGTCCAGTTAGAGTTGTGTAAATTAAATTACAACACTCTCTAGCTCTGGGATTTGTCAATGTATCGTCTGTGCATCCTTCCTTCGCCAATTCCATAACTATGTGCATTTGTTGGCGTAGTGACAAAAGATAAACCATTTGATCGGTTGCCTCCGCTATTGCTTCCTCAACCAATCTGGCCGTGGGCATTTCCCATAACTTCGTTCCCTCGTTTTCCTCAACCCCCCGCTTGTATTTCTTCTCCATCGATTCGACTGCCGCCACTTGCAAAGTCGTTAAATGAAGTTCGTGCTTTTTGGTAAAATGCTTTTGGGTTTTCTCCACGCCTTGTTCTAATGTCATATCCTATCTGCTAGACCACGGACGCTTGCTGACTAGGGAAACTTTTTGATTATTCACCTCTTGTTTTTGTGGGGAGATTAACTCCCTCCATCCAGAAATTGTTGCGTCCTCAAGGTGAGGTTGCTCCCATTCTAAATGCCGTAGCTGGTGTTTCTGTGCAATTTTCTGGCAGATCGAGTAGGTTTGGTCGTCCTCCCAAGAGGGGATTAAATCGCTAGTCGGAGTGCGAGCAAGGGGAACATAGTCTATTGCATGAGAGCCTTTACCTAGGTCAATGTGGAGCGATTGTGGGGGTATCCCGCGAGCGTTTGTGACTTTAGCCCCTGCCTTTGTCCGTCCTTGGGCGTAGAGTTCCTCTTGTTCTTGGGGCGTTCTGGTTGAGCAGTAGATCAAAACTGGAATCTTTTTGCTCATCAACTCCGAGTACCAAGCCGCTACCCTCTTCCCGAAACTAGGCTCACACTTTTCGATGTGCTTTCTTGATCTTTCCACTGCCTCCCGAATCGTCATTGGTCAAGCCTATTTCGGAGTTTTTCATTTTCCTCCACGAGTCGAGATATCGTTTTGAGCGATTGCCCAAAAAGCTGTCGGTATTCGTCTGGGGTTGCTTTGGTTCTGTCGAGTTTGTCCCACCGCATAATGTAGTCGGTAATTGAATCTTGGTTCGGGACTTCGCCAATGTCGTAGGGGCGGGTGGTTGCACACCCGCAAATTAAACTACCCGCGATGAATCCAAGAATCCACTTCCGAATCACGGAGACGGCGTTTATAAGCAATTTCTTCATCGTCTCTTTCTTTGCGGGTCTTTGCACGATTTTTAGTCCACCAAGCAATAATTCCTATCACACCAGCAAGCGAGGCAAGAATGGCCTCCCACATCTTTTATTTCCTAGAAAACTTAGAAAGAAAATCAACAATCTTTTGCAAGGTTTTTTCTGGTTCGTCACCCTTAATCAAAGAGGCAACTCCAATAACAGCAGTAAGCACAGTAGTTAATGCTCCAAGCCAAGCAAACACATCTTGAGACTGAATAAAGGTTAAGATTTGGCTCATAAGAAGGGAGGGAGTGTCAAGACTACCACCTGCCAATAGGACACTTGCTTGTTCCAAGGCGAGTCTTTACTTCAATAAAGCACCCGCATTTAAGACATCTATTGTTTATTAAGTATTCGCAAGATGAGCAAATATCTAGCCTTTTACTTAATTCATCACCTTCACAAGTCTTAAATCCAGAGGCAGACCATTCTATTAGACTCTTGCCAAGATTCCCAGCCATAGCAACTGCACTAGGTCTTTGAGAATGCTGAGCCAATTCTTCTAGGCTTTTAAAACGCATCCCCATTTAATTAAAATACCATTTTACGCTTACACCATAAAGACCATAAGGCCCGCAAGTGCTGTCATTTGAAACCGTAAAAGGAAGAGATAATTTTTTACCAACTATATCTGGAATAACCTCTGTATTAACAGGAAGATAACCTAACTGACATTCTGTATGTGAGAATTGAACACCACCCACAGAGCCAATGTTGTCTATGTAGGAATTGGCATATATGAGTGCTCTTGGAGTAAGTAAATCAAAACACTTCTGGTCGTATTCTTGACTTAAAATAGTTCCAGATATTGACGCACCACAACAACAAGGAGGTGGGTCGCAATCTCCTCCACCACAAGGAACTGCTGTGCAATTCACATTCCCATACGCAGAGTCATCGTAGTAACTATAATACATATACTGAACACAACACTCGCAAGCATCACAAGGGCTTTCTGGTATCAATATAGCCATAAGGATTTCGTTAGGGCATTTGCCCTGCGTTAATAACCTATGACGGTGATTCGGTAGGTGGCGGTATTTACATCCCTAGAAACGCTGTCGGCATTGACGCAAGAAAGACAGACGGTGTTCGCTTTATAAACTACGCCTTGAATTACTGCCCCTGCTGAAACGGCCGCAGGCAGTCCAATAAGCACAATATCATTCACCGCTGCGTCATTTATAGTCACATCACGATAATGCTGATCGTTTGCACCTACTGTTCCAAAGGTGACCGAGGTAAGAGTCGTAACTGTTCTCGGAGATTGCGGAAACACTCCATAAGTCGCACCGTTTGCAAATAGGCCAGTATTGATAAGACCAGAAACAATATTAATGTTTGTGGGCTGGGCAGTAACAGTTGCCCCATAGAAACCCATAGGAGTGTTGGCAAAGGCCAATCCAGTTCCATAAGAAACTACTTGCGTTCCAGAGTTATTATTAAGAGTCCTTGCCCCAAAATTAACAGAGGTAACGGCAGAAGAATCAGCAAGACCTCTAGCCGTTGAATTTACACCAGTCGTTGAGTTGCGAACAAAAGCGGCGTAGCTTTCTGCGGCGGTAAGATAGCTGGCTTGTGAGGCGGGAACGGCAGAACCACTCGTAATCAAATCACGGCGAACTGTAACATCAGCTTGAAGAACTGTTTTGGGTGTTCCTCCTTGGGTTAGCTCAACCTCAATCTTTGGCGAGATGGTATCTGCACCAGCTTCGGCAAATAGCTCATCTAGTTCAGCAGTTGCAAGGGTGCAGGTCGTTTGTAGAAAACTCCCAAAGATAACCCCACTTGCATCAAGAGTAAGAGCAGTTGTAATGTTGGTTAGGCCAAGGTCACGAACAAAAGAAATGGAATAGTTGCCAGCATTGTTACCAGTATCTACGCTTATGTTTCCGTTGCTAATCGCCGTGATGGATGTAAGAGCCTCTTGGAAACTAACTGCACTTGAACCTATTGGAATAGCAGTTGTTGAGTTAGTTCCATAATTTAGAATTACAGAGCCTCCCTCCGCATCAGAACCAATCGCTAGGTTGTAAGTTTCATTCTGCGTAGCCGAACCATCTTGAACTTTTGTAAGCGAGACAACCCCAGCGGTAGGAGACGCAACAAATGTGTCCGAATAAACCGCAGGATTGCGAACCAAACGAATAACTTGTTGTGCGGCAACTGATGAAGCTGGGAATCTGCGTGTGCTTACAAGAACCGAGCTAGTTGGGAAAAGGGTAAAGGAAGAACCCCCGAAGGACATAGCCGTGTTGAGCGTTGCGGAAGTTATGAGATAGGCGAATTGCTCGTTACCATAGGTTGTTACGGTAACGCCAGTACCAGCAATTCCAGAAATAGCTGTATAGACTTGGAGCGGAGTTGCGTTGAAAGAAATAGCGTTTGAAGTTACGCTGTTAAGAATTAGCTTGAATTGTCCGTCCGTTGGGTCTCCGTCAATCCCGCCGATACCTAGCTTAATTGAAGAACCAGTTAAATCTAAATCCCGAAGGAATCCCCCGGTGTCTCTCTCTTGTAGGCGAACTCGCAGATTGTAGGAGTCGTTGCGGGTAAGGGTCGGGAGCGTTCCATTCCTAGCTGACCCAGCGGCAAGGAGAGTCCCACTCGTTGTGTCAATATAGATGTCGAGAGATTGAGCCATTTATGTGTCCTATTGTGTCAATCCTACGCCTTGCCAAGAACCGTGATTGTGGCTGGTGTTCCATTTGAACATACATTCAGAGTGATTGCAGAATACCCATCAACACTCCCACCTCCGACTCCGACTCCGCCAGAAATTTCAAATCCATTCTCTTGCTCTTTGATGGTGATTCCAGAACCAGCTATGGGCTTCGTGCATTCAATCCTTCGTATTAGCTTGTTGAAGAATGACTTTGTAAGGATTGATGTTCCTTGAAGCTCGGTCAGTTGATTCTCTCTCATAAATACCTAGATTTTAACCGAACCTAGTTGCGACTTCTTGGTATGTGGTTCGTGCAACTAAAAATAGTCCCCTTCTTTCGCAACTATGCGACTGGGTGCAATAGCCAAAATACTCTACTATTGCCACTCGGCTTGAGCTTTTGAATGGCTCTCTTGGGTTGGACGGCATTTTTGTTCCATTGATAAATGGGGGCATTTGATTCACCGAACCAAAACTAACATTTCCTAAATTTATTGATGAAGTCCCTTGGATGTTGCCACGGATAAAATCCGTCTCGCTTACATCTGTGATAAACTCTGCCTCAATGATGAGGGGTGCTCCATAAATCCCTACTCCCGGTGTCGGGATTAGACGGACAATAGCTGGGGGCAGACCAGTCGATGCGGTTAGCCCAACAAAAGTAACAAGCATTTGAGTTATTCCGCCATCTTGCTCCTCGGTGGTTACGGATTCCACAATCATTCGAGAGTATTTTTTTGCAGAAGATGAGAATGCAGAATGAAGCGTGTCCTTTTCTGGAACAATCGTGTCTCTGTTTGCTGTTGCGATTGCGTAAGACTCGATGATTATCTCTAGGCCGTTAGGCTCTTTGTTGAAGTTCTGCCTTTGCAGAACCTTTGAGGTGTTGGTTGCCCCGATTGAGTTTCCGATAATTACGCTTGCCATATTATTTTACCATTGTTCCAGATTTCATTGTGTCTACTAGGGCTTGAACTGCTTTAATGAGTGCTTCGGTTTGCTCTGCCCCACCACCAGCACCCTCTCTGGCCGATTGTTCTGCACTAACCCCACCAGCACCAGCTTGTAATCTATTGGCCAATGACGGCATCTCCCCTGCGGCTTGTTGCTGGGCTACTCGAACTCTCATATCTTGAGCCGTAAGAGGCGGTAGTCCTTGTGCCGACCTTTTCTTGTTTTCCTCATCACGCATACTTCCAAACACTCGCTCTTGTGTCTTAAAATCCTCCCCCTTAACTTCCCTCGCCCTTTGCTTTCTTGCCGTGTCTAGGGCAATTTGCCCGCCCCTACTAGCACCCAACAACCCGCCGCCGGCTTCTTGTGCTTGCTTGGATTGTTTCTCTTGGAGTCTTGTCTGCTCCTTCTGGACATTGAGATTCGCCTTTAGGATGTTAAACTCTAATTCAGCTTTTTTAATCTGCCTTTCTTTAATTGCCTCTTTATTGCTTTCCTCTCTATTGGTTTCAATTAGCTGATTCAGAATGCGAGAATTTTCATCATAGATTGCATTGGTTTGTTTAAGTTCTTCTGTTGCGAGCTTTACCCCTAAATCTTGCAGTCCATATATTTCTGCCTCGGCCTTAAGATTTTCTTGGTTTATTTTGGACTGCATAACGACTGCCCTTGTTTCCGCTTGCACTCCTTCTGTGAATTTCAGTTCTGCTTGCTTTAGCTTGACGATTTCTTCTTGGACAAGAAGCTGGTTTTGGGCTTGAGCCAAGGCTCTTTCCGTATCCCCAACGCCCAAATTGATGCCAGTAAATTTCTCAAGAGCTTTGATAATCCCGCCAGTAGCCCCTAATTGCGTAATCTTTCCTCGCAGGGATTCGATTGTGTCTTGGGTTTTCTCAACCCCTGCTCTGGCTTGCTCAACGCTCGTGCTTTTGAATGATGTTTCAAATGCGGAAGCTAGGTCTTTCTGTGCTGAATAGTAGTCAGTCGAGGCTTGCTTGACGGCATCCCCAAACTTATTCATCGAGCCGATTACCGCATACCCAAAGATTCCACCAGTCCCAAGCCTAGCCAACATCCCAAGGGATGTTCCCGCCTTGCTCGCATTAAGGCCAAGGCTTACAAGCGTCTTGCCTAGCTTTTGAGCCGATGCGTCAGATTGCTTGAATGTATTGGCCGTCTTTGTAGCTTCTTTTTGGACTCCTCGCAATCCAGTCGTGGCTTTACTGCCATCAATCTCGATCTCTCCTTTTAATACAAAAGCCATATATATTACCTTGTCCTATTGGCCTTGTCAGCAATCTTCTGCTGTTCTTGTGCAATCTTTACCTTCATATCTGCCTCTTCTTCATTGATTGCGTTCTGCAAGGCACGAGGCCCGATCTTTGCAACCCCAGCCGCCGCATTAACAAATACTGCCTTAACGATATCCCCAGCCGCAAAAACATTATCAATCCCATATCCCAACCCAGCACTTCCTTTTAATGCCCTAAAGAACTTCAATAGAACATTGTCGGGTTGAATTGTTTTCCCAATGGTTTTTCCTTTGAAATAATAGAACGGAGGCAACCACCCGGCGGCTATATATCCAGCAGATGACCTCGCTCGTTTAACAAACTTATTGTAGAACTGGCTTGCTGTTCCACCCTTTTTGCCTTTACCCGGCCCTGCTAGTTTAGCTGGGAACTTATTGTAGAACCCCAATCTTTTCCCTCTTGCAAGCCTCCAATTTGCAATCTTGAAAGCCTCTTTACTCCCCATATAATTAACAGTTGATTGCTTCTGGGTTGTCTTGCCGCCCTTGCCTAACGCAACATATTCGCCCCTCTTCTTTGTTGTTTTAACATAAGAAGCCGTGACAGTTTCGACTGCCTTCATATCATCGGAAATCTCTTCTGGGTCTGCCTTATCCGTCAGCTTGCTTGCCCTTGCACAAATGTTGGCCGCCCTACGATTAAGCTCATTGATTCTGTCTCGGCGTGTGAGGTCAAGATATAGGTCAATCGTCCTATTAAATTCTCTCACATCTAGCTTAAAGAAATTGCCCATAAGATTCTTCTTTGTGTTAAACTAGTCCTAATAACCTCTCTAGGTTTGCCCTATCCTCGCCAATCTCTGTAAGCACTCGCCTACACTTCACCCCATTTTGCCATAGGTAAGTGTGAGTTGCTTGCGTGATTAGGGCTAAAGGAATGTCCCATAAGATGTAATCTATGCTCCACCCGGTTCGTTCTGCCAACGAGAACACAAAGCTTGCTGTTCCCGCTGGCGTTAGGCGTTTCCCAAGTCGGGCTGATGAGGGGCTGGGATAACATCAACTTTGCCCTTCTGGGCTTCGTCTAAAATTTTGGAAACGATTGTGGTGGCTACTTCACGATCTGCCTCTGTCTTTCCTTCAATGTATTCCATTATCTTCTCTCTAAACAAGTTCTTATTCCAAGCCAGTTTGATTGCGTCCTTCTTGTTCTTGGCTAGGAGGATGTGGACATAGATAAACGACCAGATAAAATAGATTGAGGAATCCTCGTCGTCCCTTACTTGCAAAAGGAGCAATCTTGAGCCTTCCGTGTAGGGGGCTAGTTTCTCGCCCATAAACTCCTTTTCTGGGGAGATAAAGGCCGAGTTTAGTTCTTCTTCTAGTGAGATGCTCATAGATGCTTTAGGATTGCCCTTCTTTGCTCCGAGGTTGCGTTTTCTGATATAAGTAAAGTCTGCCCGCCCCTTTGTATCACCCGAACTGGAACGGCTCTTTTAAGCAATCCTAGGAATGTTTCTCGGTTCTCCAAGGCGGCACGGACATAGCGAATTGGGCTTTCTGGGTCGCTTTTCATTTCTGACCAAGGGCGTTCCATTTCTGCTTTGGCCTCTGCCCCCGCCCCAGCCTCGAACCAGAATGTTGCTTGGGTGCTTCCGTCCTCTTTGATTGTCCTTGTTACCGGGTCGAGCGAGCGAGGCTTTGCACCAAACGAAGCAACGGCACTCGCCACTTTTATATTAGTCGTTCCCCAGTAGGCTTCGGTCATAAGTTTAGGATTTCGTTAAGAGGTTTAGAACCTCTTTAACTTACATTCGGATAGCCGGTCGCCGAGATATCAAGGGTCACAAACGCATCGTTAGACTTGTTAAGCGTGATGGAATCGATGCGAGTTGTGCCAAGGGTGGTTGCATTCGCCAAGGCCGCAAGAGCCGCCCCTGCGGTCACATTGTACGAGCCAGTAATAGCAACCGATAGGGAGTAAGAGGTCGTGGCGTTGAAAAATCCAACGGCAACTATATCCCCGGAATTATTTCTCACTTCGTTCTTCTCTACATTACGAGCCTCTGAAAAGCTCTGAACCAGTCCGATACCAGCTTCTGCGGTTAAGCCGAACGATAACCCAGCCGTGCCAATACTGACGGCAGGCATTAGATTGAAACCTCGTTAGAAAGTGTGTTTTTCATAATCTCCTTTGCTTGTGTCAAATTATCGTGGGAACACCCGCACCTTTATGAGTTCCCAGATTGTAGAAAAGACCGCCCCCGACACTAGGGCGACTAGCCATAGCTTAGTTTTGATAGTATGAGCATCCCTTTCTAGGGTGTCCACCTTGCCGTTCATTCTGCTAGTCCATTCGGCTATTTCGCTAGTGTGACGCTCTAAAATCGAAATTAAGCCCACCTGCCTCTCTTCAATTCTTGCGAGTCTCTCTCGGAGGTCAGCAACTTGGTCTGCACTCATACCTCGCAATCCTCTGCTCCTTCACAGATTCGGACGCAAGTATTACCATCTTCATCTATGAACTTCTCTATGTATCCCTCATCACAAAGCCATTTCAAAGAGGACACGAAGTCCTCGTAGGTGTATTGATACTTCATTTGCTCGGTGTCTTTCCTGCGTCCTCGGCGGCTTGCATCATTTCGTAGTTTGGCAAGGGGTTGTTATGATCTACTAGCCTTGGCGAGCAGGAACACAAGAAAACCGCAAACAAAAGAAGCGGCATAAAGCCCAACTACGCCTCTAAAACAGTAAAGTTAGATGCAGTAACAGAGGACAAAATACGAACTGCACCAGTTGGAATGTAATTACCATCAAAAGTTATTGTAGCACCAGCAACAATCTGAATGCCTTGTGTAGTTGTGGGTGTGAAGCCTATTCCAGCAGTAATAACCGTTGATGCTATATTCTGAATCATTAAATACTTTCGTGAAGTATTGGTAACTGCTGTTGTCGAGAAAGCTGTATTGGCAGTTGTGATAGAACCAAAACGAGTAGTTAATTCACCATTGAAGGAATTTGCTGTGACTGTGCCAGAGATGGGGAGGGCATTATTTACAAAATTAGATTCAAGATTTACTGGAATACCGCCACTTGCCGCAAATTCTTCTAGGTTATTATATCCACCGCCAATAATGTCTGATGGATTCCCGATATTCGCCGTGACCGTGCCAGAGATGGCGGGGAGGGAAGAGATGGTTACGCTGTTTCCAATAGTTACAGATGAACCAGAGACTTGCTTAACCTGAACAAAGGCATTCCCATCAAATCCAAGAACTGATTGCCCAGAAACATTTGCATCCACCAAAAGCATTCCATCAGAATTACAAACCACTAGAGTATCTTGATTGCTTGGGCTTTCCCCATACTTTTCAGCAAAAAGACGAACTGGTAGGGTTACGCTATTTGCAATCCCACCTATGTTGGCAGTAACAACGCTTCCGCTTACTGCACTTCGCATATCTGTAATTGCTTGTGTCCCAAGGCTAACAACCGTATGGGCTGTTATGTGTTGCCCACTAGAGAGAATGGTTGAGAGCGTAGTTGCTGATTGGTTGCCGTCTAAAATGGATAGTGCCATATAGCCTTATCCCTTGTTAAATGACTGCCACATACATCGAGTTTTGCGTTTGAAAGAAGTTCAAAGACCGCAAGCCATCGCTTGTTTCTGATGGCGTGCAAATAAGGCTCATATTCAACCCCCTCTGCCAAGCCCTTTTAGCCGTTCTAATCGTTGGGGTTTGGCCAGTAATCCGTGCCGTATAGACCTTTGTATCGACTATGTTATTTTGAATCTTGGTAAAAAGGGGTGGAGTTTCAGAATAGAACGCCTCGAAGATTTGGCAGTAGGTGGAATCAAAATTCTCTTGGCTTATCTTGGCCGCCGTGTCGGAGTAGTCCACGGAAACAGAGACTTCATAAACGCCTGTATAGTTTCCCAAGAGTTGCCCCCCTACCGATGCCGAGATTGTGGCAAATGGGAATAGCTTTGCCCCCACCCTATTAGTCTTATAAACATTCAGATTGGGGATGTTCGCTAGAAGATTGTCTAACGCATCCTCAACATTGATTTGAACGCTGTTGCTCATTTCTTTGCTGTTGCGGTGATGTCTAGGGTCATCGCCCTTGACCAAGTGCGGTTTTGGCTTATCACGGCGGGGCTATCCCCAGTCACCTTTGCCACATAGAAAGTAATGTTTGAGTTGGTCGTTAAATAACTAGCAAGGTCTGGCGAACGATAGAGTTGTTCTAGGATGTCGTAAAATTTTGCATCAAAGGCGGTTCGTGCGGTTGTGTCTGCCCTTGCCACATAAGTGATAGATGCTGGGGTTTTGAATACACCAGAGAAAGGCACAAGCTCCTCTGACCCAATCTGGGCTTGAACTGTTACGCTCGGCATCGTCCTAGCCGTGCCTCTTTCACTCGTAAAGAAGTTCACCCCAGTAACACCAGAAACTACATTAAGGAGGGCGTTCTCTACCTCCCTCTCTATCGAGGCCATTAGGTCGTAATCTCCGCAAGTTCGATGGTAAATGAAAGGCCATCTGTGCTTTGCGAAAATCCTCCGATCATACGCTCCACCCCGCTAACTGTGCAAAGAGAGCCGATGGCTGGGGCAGAGATTCCAGAAGCTAAAACGACCAGACTTTGCGTCACCCTAAACACCTCACCACCTATCTCCAACTCGCTTGCCGTTGTTAGGTCGGTAACAGAAGCAGAAACAGAGGAAGAACCAAGCCCGGTGACGGATTGATATAGGTCTTGAATCATATAGGTCAAGTCCGTTGCGAAGTAGGAGGCGCTGATAGTTCCAGCCATAAATCAGCTACCTATGTCAATCCATAGTTGTCACATCACAAACCCCAAATATATTGTCAGATTTTCTCTAATGCTGTATCAATAATTTCAGAAATAACATTTTGTGGTAGGTGATTTTTCAAAACCATCTCTCTAGCATTTTCAGCCATTTCGGAAACAACAGAAAAATTGATGGACGCTACTCTTTCACATAATTCTTGTTCGTCAATTCCCTCTGGAATCGAAATAGCGTGTTGATTGTTAAAAAAAACTCTATTTTGCTCTATGATATTCTGCACTTCAAAAAGAAATCCACCAGCTAATGCCCCTTCATATAGCCTTATACTGTGAGCTTTTCCATTACAAGGGGCACAAAATATGCCAGCATACATACCATAAGCATAGGAAACAATATGGTTTGTTGTGATTCCCTTCGGGACACTAATAATATCAATTAAATTTTTCCTTAATAATGCTTGAAGCACTCTTCGTCTTTCTGAATACAATCCCGACATATCTTCTCCGATTGCTCCAATAAAGCAGAATTTCTGTACCCTCTGGCTTAATTGCGGCCCCTTGGGAAAAGCATTTTTTGATGCAAACATCTTTAGGGGATAGGCTTTTCTGCCCATATCAACCATTCTTTTCCTATCTGCCTCAAGCGTACAGAAATAATAGTTCGCATCAAAGATTCTGTTTTCTTGCCAATTCTTATGAAATTGAATAGTTGGATTTTCCCAAGTCCATTCACAAGCAAGCTCAATAATCGGCTTTCCAATAGATATCAACTCCTTTGCTTTTGATACAAAGAACTCGCCAAAATATACTGGTGAAATTAAGATAATCACATCTGCCGTTGATTCCCTTAATGTCTTAATTACAAGGTCTGGGTTTTGAGGCATTGGGAAGAAATTTTTAACAACTCCATATTCCTTTGCTTCTGATAATCCAAAAATCCCAAAAGAAGGAGGCTCATAACAACTAAATAAAACATCTGCTGTTTTCATTTAATTTTCGCCTCTAAAGCCTTGCGAATTACATAGGCAATCACGGATTCCTTGTCGTGCTTCAATGCGAGCATCCCAGCCTCATACAATTCCTTCCCCGCCTTATCATCATAGGTAATATCAACTAGCACATACTTTGTTTTGTCTATGCTAGACTTACCGAAGGTAATCACACCAAGCCCCTTCGCATTCTCCCCCTTTTTTGATTTCCTACATCCAATTATTTGCTTTGCGTTTTTCATAGATCGCTTTTCCTTTCTCGTAGAATTCTGGCTTGTTGTGGTTCTTTAATTGTTCGTCTGGTTGGCCGCCATTAAACATAGGGTTATCGTGCTTAAACTGGATATGTCTAGCCTCAACTACGGCTTGTTCTGCATAGGCTCTATCCGTGAACTCGTTGTCGGAATAGATGCCATCCGAATCTTGGTAGTCGGGGTGGAATAGATGCCCCTGCTTCTTGAGTCTAGATTGCGTCAGAATCGCCATACAGAGGAGCTTGTCTTGCCGTAGGCCATCTGATACTGCCAGCACTTTCTCTTGCGTTGTATCCCCAATAGCGTTCGAAATTAGGGCATCCCAATGGCGGGGGGGTGTCCAATCATCGCTCATTTGAATAACAATATCCCCTTTGGCTATTTTTGCCCCTGCGTTCCAAGCGTTAATCATCCCGCCCGGATTGCATCTGATAGCTTGGTGGGGGGTGTAGTCGGTTGGGTCGTTGTGATCGACCATAAAGAGCCACTCAATTTCTAGGGGCTTCTCGGCTAAAGAAAGCCACATCCATCGCCTCTGCCAAGCCACTTGCGGTCTGCCCCTTGTGGCGTGAATAATGCTGATCTTGGGGGCTGGTCGCATCTTCTTAATCTTTTCAGCCTCGGCAGTTTCTCCAACGCATACCGATGCGGTCTCGTATAAGTCCATAGCTTGCCAGTTGTAAATCGCCTCGACTAGATTCCAGTAGTGGGCTTTGGGGCGATGTAGAGTCAGACAAGAACGAACTGCCCCATACGCTTTTATCCAGCTTCCCTTTCCAGACCAATGATTTGCTATATAGAAATAAGCCTCTCGCCTATCGGGTTGTAGGGCTACGGCTTGTCCAAGATAAGAAAGCCTCTCGTTTTCTGGTGCAACTCTCCCCAAGTTGCAAAGCACATCGTATCGGAGCGTGTCCTCTAGCTCTGGGAATGCCAACGCTCGCATACTTGAATCAATACACTTTTCAATCTGCCCAGATAGGAAATACTCTTGGGCTTGGTAATAAAGGGAGTTAGCGGCTGGGGCAAGCGTGTCGGCCAAGATGTTTAAGTTCCTCTCTGCACTCCTTGGCTTGTAGCCGTGAGGTTTGTGGATTCTGAAAATCTTGTCCACGCCAATCGTCTTGTTTGGTTCTTTGCAAACCAGCATTTCGTGAACTCGGTTCTTCCAGCTACAAGTGCCTTTCTTGGAGATTTCTTCTCGAAGCGGAATGAGTCCAGCGTTGTCCACATTGTATTTTAACGCCACTAGGTGAGCGTCTTTTTGAATGGCAAGGTCAATAGCCTCTTCGACCACCTTCGCCCCATCCTCGGCCATTACATCGTCAGCATCGACCCATAAACACCACTCGCTTGAGCAAGCCTCAAGAGCCGTGTTCCTTGCCGTGGCAAAGTCATCTATGTGATTCCAATCAGTTCTTTTATTCTGGTAATGAACGATCTTCGCTCCCAACCCTTTTGCAATTTCCTCGGTCTTATCGGGCGTAGCTGACCCCCTAGAAATACATACAACCATTTCTTTTGCGATTGAGAACGATTTGAGGCAACGCTCAATATATTCTTCTTCATTACCAGCTATGAGATAGAGTGAGATGTCGTGTTTCATTTAGGATTTCAGTTAGGATTTCTAGTTTTTAATTATGGCAATCCGAGGCCAGTTCCAAGGGTGGTTTTGTAGAGGGTGCGAATGGATTGAAAATTAGCATCCGAAACACCTCCGTTGCACATCATTGTAAATGCATAGTCCGACCTGCCGCCTTGCATTCCATTATCTGACCTAATGTTCAGTCTTGCTCTAGCTCCAATTCCAACGGCGGTTGCGATTGTCCTAGATTGTGTTATGTTATTCCATCTAAATAATTGATCTGTTGCATTGTGACCAATAAATAAAATACCAATATCATCCTCGGCTACTCCAGTGACTAAATTTGCCCACTGGGAAAAACTACCGCCAGATGTAGTTCTCAATCCAGAACCAATTACAGTGCTAGGTGATGTGTAGGTTTGCATATAGTTTGTTGGCTGACCCCCAAAAAGAGCGTCGCTGTTAATATCAATTCCCAAAGTTCCGTTCTCTTCTGAACCTAGTTTTGCAACAGTCATAAGAAACATCGTGGAGGTCAAGCCAGTTAGGCCATTTATCTCCATATATTTCGTGACATCAGAAAAGACCATAAAGTCGGAAGCTCTGGTTGGATTATTTACTAGCGTCCCGTTAAATATCCCCAATCCTCCCAAAGAATAAATTGTGTTTCCGCTTGGGCTATTTTGTGCAGAACGCAACGGATAACAAACCATACTATTGTAAAGGCCGAGGTCTTTTATGCCCTTCACAAATCCATTGATCTGCACTTTGGCGGTGTTATCTGTCACGCCCGCTCTATCGAAATAGGCGGCGGCATCTGCATCATATCCAGATATTCCTAGCCCACCAATCCGAATACCGCCTTTAATCATCATAAGGATTTACCTTACCAACTTTTAGTCACCGATGCCAAGAACAATTCCGCTATGAATAGAGAATGCTGTGCAAGTGCCAGCAAGATAAATCCCCGCGTTGATGGTGGAGGCAGAGGCCGCAGTAGCATTAGCAAGGCTCGAAAAGCCAGTTACGGCAGAGGAGATGCTTGCGAACTTTGCATCTGAAACAACATAAATACCAGCGAACTCGTTGGGGGTTGTGATTGCTGTTCCAGTTGTAACCACATACCTTGTGCCGGGTCTGGCGGCGTGGGAAATCTGGTCGTAATAAGGTTCGGAATTAGTTAGGTCTGCCATAGTTTTATTATCCTAATGTCAAAAGAAAAAGGAGGAGCAAGGTTTCCCCTGCTCCCCCTTCTTCGGAGGAAACAACCAACCAATCTTTAGCTGTAAGTCGTGGTGATACGGACGGCGGCGTTCGCATCAATGACCTTCTCGGCTGTGTTCATGCGAACACGGAGAACATTCGAGCGACGAGCCTCGTCACGATAGCTCTCGGAGACGAAACCACCGGGAGCATCTTCCGACCAGACCAAGGTGCGTCCGATGCCGCCAGCGGTGAACTGACCGCTAGAGATATTGGCAACAACAATCTTGGTGTCCGGAACAATGAACGAACCAGAGTAAGGCTTGTTCTTGTTGGCAGTATTGATGGCCGCACGACCGATGTAGACTTTATCCACACCGAACGCTTCGGCAATCTGTGCTTCGTCTAGGAGACGACCGCCAGTATTCGACACAACTCCGTAGAACTGATTCTGTAGGAGGGTGGTACGACGAACCCGCTCGTACACATTGGCCGACATAATGACCGCATTGGCCGCATAACCCAAGCGATTAAGAGCGAGCTTGCCAGCCGCAACATCCGCAGGGGCGTTGATGGTTGTCAGATTGCCTTCAATGTATGAAGCCGTAGGGCTTAAATCAGCCGTGGTGAAGGGGGTCGTTGTTGCGAACAACAAATCAGCCACCCGCTTTTCGTGGGAGAGCTTAACTTGTCGGAGCAAGAACCTCGCTGTTTCGGCCTCGATTTGAAAAAATCTGGCAGAATCCGCACGGAAAGAATCGTCCAACAATTCTTCCAGTCCGGTTTCCTGACAATCGTAATTATCAGAGGTGAATTTTCTTGAAGCCCGTGCGTATTCAGAACCAGCACTACGCTTCGCCGCATCGGCATCTAGCAGACCAGCATCAGCCGTCTGCACTTTGAGGTAAGTTCCGCTCTTTGCCGGAACGGGCAAGAGAGGGAGAACTTCCGCACCGATCAAGCCGATCTCTGCGGGAGATTCGATGAGGGCTTGGTTGATATCAGCACGAATGGTCGTGCCACCAGAAATAAAGCTCATTTTATATTATTCTTTCTTTGTTTGTTGTTGTTATTGTTTAGAACATCGGGATTGCGATTTCGATAACAGCCGATGAACTTGTGGCCGCTTCGAGTGCAACACCAGCCGTTACGAGGTTGGCGGCCAATGTGGTCACCAAACCAGTAGCGTCGAATTTCAAAGTATCACCGACTGCCGCAACGCCAGAAACTGTTGCGAAAAAAGTCGGATGAAACAACTTACAAGACACGAAGCCACCAGCGACAACATCTTCTTGAGTCACGCCGATAGCTTTGGTTGCACCAGTTACCGCAACATTAACGAAGCCAGCCGTGGTGGTGTCGGGCTGAACGAATCGGAATGCCGAGATAGCATTGGCCGAGCCGAATGTGCGAAAATTACCATCAATTTGAGTAGACATTTTCTTTTATCCTTTGGTTTAGAGTTTTGAGATACCGCGAGACAGAGCCTCGGAGTATTCTTTAGGGTTAGACAGCATCACGGCTTGCATAGCCTTGAGCTTTGAAGTTCCGTAATCGCTGTGGGCGGCCACGAGTGCTTCAAAAGTTTTGGGTTCAACCTTCGCAGGGGCTTCGACAACTGGCGAAGCGGAGATGGGCTTAATGCCGAACTCGGTGAGAACTTTCTTCACGACTTCGCTCATCTCTTCCTTTTTATCTTCGGAGGGTTCAACCTCAACAGAGATTTCGGGAGCAGGGGCGGGAGTCTCGGAGGGCTTCTTATCTTCGGCCATCTCCTCTTTTTTAATTTCTTCTTTGGGTTTCATCGAATCTTCAATGGCCGCCAAGCGAACCTTGATGTCCTCGATATCTTTCGAATAATTGTTTTCCATATTTGTTTTGTCCTTTTTGTCAAGTGGAGCTTCCTCCACGGCTTGTTTAACTACGGCTGGGATTGTCTTTCCTCCGCTTACATATCCCAGCTTTTCCATAAACTTTACCATTTCTTCAAAGAGGCCATTGGTGGCCGCAGGGGAGGAAACTAAATCAGCAGAAGCGATGCTCTGGGGGCGAATGTAGTCCTTGCCGTTGATGGTCTCGGACTCATTCACAAAGGCTAGGGAAACTCCAAACTGGTCGGGTGCTTCGGAGGCCATCTCTTTGATTAGGCCGTAGTGGGGCGAGTTGCGGAGTAGGCGAAGGTCGGCAACCAGCTTGTCCCCTTCGATGCGGGGGTTGCGGGCAAAGCCGACAACTGCGTCCAATCCGCTTCCGTGGTTCATTTTAACCTTCACGCCATTCTTGGCGTTGCTCATAAGTTTGAGGGCAGTCTCTAGGCTTGTTTTATCCACGAAAAGGTCGTGTCCTTTGGCCTCTCCCACCTCCAAAATGCTCACCCCGCCTAGCTCCATTTCATCTAGCTCCTCGTCCCGATAGGTCGAATAGGCTACGGCTGAACGCTGGGTCTCATCTGGAAACTTGGATACTGCCTCTTCGTCACCCATAAAGCGGGAAACAAAGTCTTGTTCGGATTCGTCAGCAGAGGGAATGGGTAGGGGCATAAGGTTATGACTTCTTGTCAATTACATCAAAAGCAAACCCGTTTGTTTTTGCAAAATCTGAAAATATGCTTTCAGATATTTTCTTTTCTGCATTTTTTGCTTTTTCAAATTCTCCTTTATTTCTATATGAGAATCCGTCTATGCCAGCACCTCCTCCTATTTTTCTTGGGAATCTATCTGAAAGATATGAATTTAGTTCTTTTTGTATTTTATAGTTAACGCTGGCATAATTTTCAGATAGATTTCTTGCCTCATCTTCTGTTTTTTTGTCGATATTTATTTTATATATTGATGTAGGTGTTGATATAATATGCTCTCCCCCGCTTCCAGCAAAAAGCCCAATATCCAGACTAGATGGAATACTCTCTTGTGGATGGTTGTGGATTGTTGTGATTTCTCCGCTTGATGATTTCAAAAGATTCTTTTGTTCTTCAGTTAAGTCTGCCCTATCATCCACCCCATATGTTTCAGATATTTTTTTACCGTCCTTTACAAAAATTATTTTTTCTTTATTATTTTTGCTTTCTTTATCTACATCATCAATGAATTGCCTATTTTTTTCTATTTTATTTGATATTTTTGTTTCCTCACCCCCGCCAGCACAAGTATTTCCTTCCTTAAATCCACCAGCACCAGTTCCACAATCAAATCTTTCCTCCAATAAATCGCCATCTGCCTTGCGGTAGGAGTCTTTGACCTCTCCCCCACCCGCCATCTTGAGAAACTTATTCACCCTTGCCATCGCCCAAGCGTTCCTTGAGTTGGGCTTTCCCCCGGTAATCGTTGGCCTAAAGCTGGTCGAGAATGCACCCGCCCCCCTGCGAAACACTTTCTTCAATGCTCCAAGGGTGGGGGCTTTCCTTGCTGGGTGCTTGTCTTTGAACTCGGCAATCTTGTTCTTCAATGCCTCCTCGTTCTCGGATGAAATCTCGATGTCCCCTGCTTTGCTTCGGGTGGATGCCGTGCCTTCTGGGTTCTCCTTCGAGCCTTTGATTCTCTCTTTAGGAGGAGCAGGTGTTTGAGAGACTGGTCGGGCGAGTTCTTTGCTATCCCTAGCCTCCATCTGCTTAACTACTTTCCTTGCCCAAGCATAGCCAGCATCTCCGCCCCATCCGTGCCACGCTTGCCAGCCCTTGCCCTGCTCATCCCAAGTTGCACCCTTCTTATCGACTTCGTGACGAGTTAGGAAGTTCAACATTCGCCTTACTGTGTCGGGTGATAGCTTCACGCCATTTTGCAAGTCCCTAGCTCTGGCGATGCCTACTGGGGTCATTCCCCTTTGGCTGGGTGGTTTTGTCTCTCTAACATCCAAGGCTCTTTTGGCGGCCTCCCTAGCTCCTTCTGGTGGGGTAAAATCAATCCCATCATATTTTGCCAACTCAATGCCGCCCATCATTCCGGCGATGAGCATTTTTAGGTCTTGTATATTAAAGCTCGATAAAATCTCCGAGTTTTTTTCTTGAATATCCATTAACTTCGGAGGATGAAACCCGAGCTCTTCAGCGAGGCCAAACAAGTCTCTATAAAAATCTTCAGTAATCATTATTTTTTATATCTGTTGAAGATTGTCTCTAAATCTGGGTCTATAGGCTCTTGCCTTCTGTATGCTGAATATGATTCCGCTATATATTCTGCATTATTTTCTGATGCACGATAGCTCAAGTTTTTCTCGTATTTTTGCTTGTTTGCAAGAATTTTAAGCCTTTCTTCTTTATGATTTTTCATTATAAAATTATAATCAAAGTGATGACCCAATTCGTGTCTTATAATTCCTTGGGGTGTGTCATCTACAAGTTGTCTTTTGTAGGAAAGCATCTTTTCGGCAAGTTGTTTTTTTTCTGGTGGCAGAGTGTTTATTTTGGCTCGAACTAATTTTTCGGCATCCACGCTTGCTTTTTGATATTCATTCCACTTTTTAGAATCACCAAGTATTGCCGTATTTATATAAATTGCACCATCACTATCGAAACCAGTTAAATCCTTATAGGACGCCACAGCTCCTTCCCTCATTCTTAATGTAACGCCATTGAATTTTAGTGACTTAATTTCTTTAAGCCTTAATGCTCCTTTTGTTGATCGAACATAATCAGATATCTCTTTGTTGGTTATATTTGCGTGTTCGGTAGACATACCCCTATAGCTAATTTCCTTGCTATAACTTCTTCCTATTTCCTCCGCCTCTTCTCTTGTTTTTGCTTCTTTGTATTGTGGAAATTTTTGGCTTCCCGTGTTTTCCTCTGTTTCATCTCCTCCCTCTCCTTCCGCACAAGTATTTCCTTCTTTAAACCCTCCCGCACCCGTTCCGCAATCTAATTCAGTTTCTTTTTTTTTAACCTCTAGTTCCTCGGAGGATGGCTCAATCGGGTCTTCTGGAATTGGCTTCTGGTCGCCCCCCTCATCCTCATCCTCCTCTGGTTTGTCCTCTATGGGTGCTACTGGTTTTGGCGCAAGGGCAGGCGGTAGTTGGGGTTGTGGGGGTGTTGGGGTGACAATATCGGAAATGGTCTCTGGGGCTACGCCATACTTCTCTGCCAAGTCTTTAATCAGCTTGGCCTCAATAGCCCTTTGTCGCATAGCACTTTCAAAATCTTGGCCTCGCTCGGCGTAGATGTCGGCGGCTGTGCGGAGGCCGGTCTTGAACTCGGAGATAGCTGAGGCAGATTCTCTCCCTAAATCAATAGATACATTCGCCCCGAAATTGAAAATGCCCCTAGTCGTTCTGCTTCCTACATTGTTCTCGATCAATCCCCTTGCTACCCCATCAGCAATAACGATGTTCTTAATTGGTCGCAGAACCTTATCATCTAGTAGCTTCTGGTATCTGCGGAAGGTTCGCCCTGCTTGTTGCATCTCAAGGCGAGCAGTCGGGCCACTCATAGCGGAAGGGTCAACGGCGAAGCTGTAAGGGATGCCAACGCCCAAGCAAATGTTGCGGAGTAGAATCTTATGGAACTCTGCAAACGCACCGGAGGGACGGCTCGGCCCATCGGGGAACACGATGTCCTCACCCGGTTCTAGGTAGGAGATTTTACCAGACTCAATCGCTTCTAGTTTGATTGGGCTTCCGTTGATGTCTTGGTCGTTTGTGAGGCTTGATAGATCGGAAGCATTGTTGTTATTCCGCTTTATGATTGCACTCTGACTAGAAGCAACCTTGGCCGACATCTTCTCGAAGCCCACGATTTCGTGAATATCCGTTGCGTCATTGATGGCGGTATGGAAAGCGGAGATTCCTCGGTACTGGTCAATGCGGAGTGGGTCGAACAAGTGGAAGGCTTGGCTTGCGGGAATCGTTACTTGATAGGTGTACATATCCCCAATGCTTCGGCTGTAAATATCGTAAGCTGTGGGCGAGCCAGTCCTTTGATCGATATGGATTCCACCAATTAACTCCGAGCTAGTATAGACTTTGAATGGGTCGCCAAGTCTATCACCCTCAATGCCTTGTATTTTTAAGTTGCCATCAGAATCGCGAACCAAAACGAAAAGGAAGTCACCATCTCGCAACATGCTGATCATCGCCACCTGCATAAGTGTTGAGCCAGTATGCCTTGTGGAGATGTCGCATTTATCGAACCATTCTGCCCAATACATTTCTACCTCGGTATTGACTTCGGGGTTCTCGGTTCGGGCTTGGTAGGAAATGTTCGCGGCGGTGTGGCTGGCAAACTTCATAAGGATTGAGCGAACAAGGCCAACATTCTCTGCCAAGTCCCTCGCCCTTTTCATTAACTCCACTCGGTCATAGTTGGAACGATAATCTTCCGCACCCGACAACTGGCTCGGCCCTTTGCGTTGCCTTGAATACTTTACCGCATCATACTCGAAGTTCTTAATCCTTTGACGAGCAACAAGCCTATCAACTGCCCCTTGAGGATTTACAAAGGCAATCGCCTTGTCGATCAGATTGAGAGAGGCTTTTTTCACGATCCGAAGTTTGCGTAGGTTGTGCGAACCCTAGTACCAGTCGCTTGTTGGATGGCGAGGGTTAGCTCCATAATCGTATCTCTTACCTCACCGAGATTCGCTCTTGAAAACGAACGACCAGCTATCGAATAGCTTGAACCCGCCACCGCTATCGCCTCAAGACAAGTGATATACTTATCACGAAGAGAAGTTAGGGTAGCAAGGGGTAGCCCAATGAAATCACCCTTCGCCATTATCAAACTCACTTTCTGTCAAACTTGCGGGCGAGACTTTCAATCGACCATATAAAGCCGCACCCACGATGTTCATACACTCGCAATCCATTAAGTGATTATGCTTTCCGACTTGCTTCCATACAAGCCTTTCTCTTCCAGTCATAGGGTTTTTCACCCGCACCTTCACCTCTGCCTCGATATGCACACGCCAAACATCGGGGGTGTCGAGAGCGATGTAGCCGGGTTCTTTGATTAGGTTGGAGAGGATGTCTTTGATGGATGGGTTTGACCACCGCCAGACTGGGCAGAACTTCCACTTCCACCCTGCCTTCGATTGAACTGCCTTACCGCTGAAAGGGTCGCCATTGGCAATTCGAGCGTATGGGCGTTGTAGCTTTTGCTCCCCCACAATTTCAGAGAAGCTAGTGCGGTCTGAACCGACCAACGCCATAAAGCCCCATTTGCAACAATGAAGATAGACCTCTCTGGTTTGGTCACCGCTGTCACAGAAAACGCACTTCGATTCCACCCCAAACTCGTCTGCCTTGGCCTTAATGTCTCCCCAAGTCTCAAGCCTTCCAGCCCAAACAAGCCGTGATCTGCCCTCAATATCCCAAGCCCTAACAACGCACCAAGCGTGGAAGCCCCCAGCCTCCTGAATATCACAAGCCATAATCAGTTTCTCATTAACTCTAACCTCGCCCATCTTGTAGTCGCCAGCCACAATTTCCATCTTCTCGCTTTCGTGTTCCATCCAAGGCTCTGCAAGAACTCGGTTCACGAAGTCCTGAAGGCCGATGATTCCATTGTGCTTATCTTGCAGAAACTTCACCGCCAAACTTCCGAAGGATACCCAAGGGGCATATAGGCCGTTGAGATGATAGGAGCGTCTGGCTGGTTCGCCCTTTAGATTGGTTGCCCTCCATTCGCCCTCTCGAAGCATCTTGGTTTTCTGTCCATCTGTAATCTTGCCCTTGCATCCCTCGCACTCGTAATAGGTCGAGGATTTCACTAGGGCATAGTCATAAACGCCATCTTCTATCTTGGCGGCCTCGTCCCACTTAACTTGTCCCCAGATTAGTTTTTGTTTTAATCCACAATGGGGGCAAGGCACAAAATAGAAGCGCATATCGCCCTTCTGCCATTCAGCCCAGATTATTGAGTCGGCAGTTGTTGGGGTGCTGGTTGCTATGATTAAGTGATTGGGGTAGGTGCTGACTCGTGCCTCTGCTAACTGCACCGGATTGGCCTCCCTCCCCGAGCCTGCTTGCTCTGGGAACTTGTCCACCTCATCCATACAGAGCAAAGCAATCGAGCGACTAGAAAGAGCCGAGGCACTTGTTCCCGCCCACCAGACCGAGCATCGCTTAAAATGTTGCTCTAGGATTTTGATTCGGTCTGTATTTTCTGGTCGTTCTTTGGCTAGGGCTGGGCAATCGTCCACCATCGGAAGCCAGCGGGTTTCTGTAAATGATCGCGCCAGATGTTCCGAGGGCATTACCCACAAGACCGGGCAAGGCCGTTCTGCTACTCGGTAGGCTAGGCCAGCTAGAATCGTTGTCGTCTTTGAGGTCTGCGCTCCCCAGACCAACACAACTCTCCGAATCGAATCATCGCCAAAAGCCTCTAGGGGTTCACGGACATAGGGGGTGAGGGTTGTCGAATACGCTCCGGGTATGTTTGTTACTCTTGCCGAGAGCGTGAGGTTTTTCTCTGCCCATTCTGGGATTGATAGTTGTTCTCTTGGCTCAAAGAAACTACGGCTGAACGCCCCGATGTTCATCTCTTAACCAGATAATCTTTTGCATACGCCCACGCTGGGTTCATGTGGATTTTATGGTGGCACTCAAAGCAAACCGCCAAGAAAAACTCTACCTCGTTTAGCCTATCCCCGAATCTCCCTCGCCTATGGTGAACTTGGCTCGCCATCTTGCTCTGGCAAACTTGGCAGACTGGTGTGTTGCCTAGAAACTTCTCTCGCACATCAGAATAAACTTCATTCTGCTTTCGCCTCTTGGCAGACACTCGGCGCAGTTTTCCCCCTCGCTTGAGTGGGGTTTTGCGTTTAAGAGGCGAGCGTTTCATTGGTCAAAGAATGGAACATCGTGGGCACATAAATCCCTAAACTCTGGTATCTGCATAAGGGTTTTGTGAAGTGCGATTGGGTCTGCTTTGTCCCTAACAACTGCGTGATGAAAGTGAACCATCCAATATCTTCCCACTCCCTGCCGTGTCTTTGGGTAGTTTTTGAAGCAACATCCTACACACATAGAAAATCCGTATTTGCTTTCAAAGTTTTTGAGTTGTCCTTTGGAGGGAATAAAAAGCGTTGAGTAGCTTGAGTTCCGGCAGTAGGCCAAGGCTATTCTTGTTGGCTTCGTTGTTTTCATTCGTCAAAGTATGGCAGAATCAATCCTAGCAAGCCGAGGGTGGCGAGGATGATGAGGAAACATTCGTTCATTTGAATTGAGACATATAAAGTTTTTTGATTTTGCGTTTTATGGTTTTAGGCCATTTGATTTTATGGTCGTTTTCATAACCATAAATGCTGGTCACGGCATCCCGCAATAGTTCATATCCAGTTTTGCTTTCAAGAAGAATAAAAAGGATTCTTGCTTCTTGGGGTGTTAATTGGTTTTTGTTCACTTGTTTATCCACTTCCCGATGCACTCAAATAAAGTGGCGAGCAGATAGGCCAGAATAATGCAACCCCAGAACGCCACATTGATTAGCACGATTCCAAGCACTATCCCGACACCTATTTTTAGCCCTAGTATCATTTAAACGCCCCCTCTGCTTTCTGAATAGTAACGAAGATTTGATTGATTCCGTCTTGGATGGCTTGCTTGGCGCACTCTGGGTCTGATGGGTTTGCTCTGGCCGCTAGACTCGAAGGAAGGGCATCCAGAAGCGATCTGATTGCTCCGTGCCACTTCGTTATCCATTCCTGCACTTCCCCCATCCGAACTGTGACTCGGCTCACTTCTTCCCACCGAGCGTGTTCCATTTCTGCTTCTGCGACTCGCTTTTTTGCTTCGCCCCATCCTTGAACTGCCGCCCTCATGGCTACTGGGTTTTTTTCGTTGGCCGCCCTCTGAACTAACGAGTAGGCAACTAACTCGGCTCTCCTCGCCCGATGTAATCGTCCAAGCGGATTTCCCAATTTGATCGACTCGGCATCCGAGTTCTCTGATGTCTCTGATAAGTTCGCTGATGCTGACAAGATCGGCCTCGCCCTGCTTGGCTTCTTTTGATTGGCTATTTTCCAACGCTCTGCATCGACTACGCTCGTAAGGGGCATACCCGCTTTTACTAACTGGGAGATTGCCCCCCTTGTTAGCCCCCACTTCTCGCATAGCTCTTTTTGTCTTATCATTTCTCACAAGGGCTTCCCACACGCCAAGCATTTCTCGCCCTCTCCACCCTTCTCATCTTCTGGGCTAGTGGCCTCCATCATCTTTCCAATCTCATCCAAGCTGAACCCGGTAATATCTATGTCGATCTCCCCTGCGTCCAGTTCCTCTAGGATGTCTTTGAGTTGGGGCATATCAAATTCGCCACTCAATTTATTAAGAGCTAGGTTCGCCGCCTTCTCTTTTGCCTCATCCAACCAGACCGCCCATACCTCGATTTCATCTTTGCCGAGGGCTTGATAGCATTTCAACCGCTGATGGCCTCCGACTATGTTCCCGGTCTTGGCGTTCCAAGTTATCGGCTGAAGATTCCCAAGTTCGCTCAAAGATTTTGTGAGCCTACCCAGAGCATCAGAAGTAATTTTTCTGGGATTGTATTTTGCGGGAGAAAGTTCGCTGATTCTTTTTGTTAGAAGTTGTGGGTATTTCATATAAGAATCATTTCGACTTTCATTCTTTCAAGGGCTTCAGATAGGTAGCTTGGGATAATAATGTCGTTTGGCATTATTGCCGAAACCCTATACCCCGCCATTATATAAATGAAAATTTGCCCTATCATTCTTTGAGATGTTCCGGGATCACACCTTTGCTTGCATTCGTATATATGGTTATCTTCTTTTACAAAAAAATCCGCCCTTAGTCCCGATCTCCCCTGCCCAATTTGGTTTGTTTTCCATGTTTCCTTTTCCTCGACAACGCCCTTACCGATATTTGCCGCAACAACATATTGGCGGGCATCGGGCATCATTTTCTTTTCCGATGTGTATTTTTTAGACAAGACCCCAATATTCTTTTTGCGGGGGTATTTCAAATTGCAATTCATTTTATTCCGCAAAATTTTATACGCTTTTGTTTTATATACCCAATTCCATGCGGTTGATTTGTTTAGACCGAGTTGATTCGCCGTGATCTCAATCGGTATCCCAGCCCTTAATGATTTGATCAGAATGGCCGTGTTTTTTCGTGCTTCTGCATACTTTGCCTTTTGCATTTCCATCTTTTTCTTAATGCGATGTTCTTTTTGTAGCTCCATCTGTTCTGCCGATAGGCCAAGTGATATCTTTCTTTTTTGCTCTCTCCATTTAAGGGCATCATAGCTTTTTGTTTTTTTGAGCCATCGCAAGGCTATTTCTGGGCAAGCCCCGCATCTTTCTATTGATTCAAGCAAAGAAGAACCACCCCTAATTGCCCTAATAACTTTGGCCGTTATGGTTCTTGCCTCTGATCCCCTTTTGAATATTTGCCCAACCATCCTTTTTCTTTCCTTAATCCGGAATGCGTTGCCCCATCTTTTTGTCTGATATGGAAAAGTTTTAATGTTGTTACGCTTAAAGATTCTATGAAGTGTCGCCTTGGGAATGAGCGTTTGATTGTGAATTTTTCTCATACCTAGCCCGGTTGCTCGAAGCTCTAAAACTTTGGCCTCATCATAAATTGTGTGACCAAATTTATCCTTACCAATTTTCAGAGAAGATTCTGTTTGCATAAGTGTGTTGAGATAAAGGTTTTAGACTAAACTCGTACAAAAAAGTCGCGGTAGATCGGA